CTGGAGCACAGATAGTTTTGGATAATAGAGATGAGATGGCAACTGCTGATCCTAAATATTCAGAAAGCGTAACCTTTGAAAACTTTGGTGACGATATCATTGACTTTAGTGAAGGCAACCCATTTGGATTAGTATAATGTTAGGTGCATACACATACAACAAGATTATTAGAAAGTGTGTTATTGGATTTGGTACACTATTCAATAACATAGAATGTAGAAAAGAAAATAAAGACGGTTCAATATACAGTAGGATGAAAGTGCCCTTGGCATACGGTCCTCGACAGAAATTTTTAGCAAGACTAGAACAACAGGCAGATCTAAACCAGAAGGTTGCGATTACAGTTCCACGTTTGTCATTTGAGATGACAGGAATATCATATGATAGTTCTAGAAAACTTGCACCAACAACTCTAACACTCAAAGCAAATACAGCGAATGCAGTTAAAAAACAATTTACACCTGTCCCTTATAACATTGACTTTGAGCTTAATGTTATATCAAAAACAAACGACGAAGCATTAGAAATAACAGAACAGATAGTTCCTATATTCCAACCCTCATATCAAATGACTCTTAAGTTGGTTGAAGATATGCAAGACTTTAGAGATGTTCCTATTATATTGAATAGCATCAATTATAGTGATGACTATGAAGGATCTTTTGATGAAAAGAAAATTACTTTGATTACGATGAACTTCACTGTCAAAGCATACATTTTCGGACCTGTAGGATCTCAAGCACCAATCAAGAAAGCAAAGGCAGACATATACACAGATATGAAAGACGTTGCTACTACAAGACAGGTTGCTTATCAGGTTCAACCAAGAGCACTTACAGATCAAAACAAAGATGGAACTACAGAACTTTCATCAGCAATTAACGCAAGGAACCTCACCATTGAAGTTGTGGACTACGTTGACATACCAACTCAATCATACATTGAGATTGGTAATGAGGTCTTGTATGTCAAGAGCAAAACATCTCCAAACAAACTATCAGTTCGTAGAGCACAAAACGGAACAAAAGCAGCTTCTGCAACTGCAGGAACACCAATCGACATTATAAATGTTGACGATGACAACCTACTAACAGGTGGTGATGATTTTGGATTTAGCGAAACGGTATCTTATTATGAGTAAAGAAGACATGTCAGGATTAGATAAAGCATTTGATGTTGTGGAACAGAAGCAGAAGTTATTCCAAAGACAAATAAACTTCATTTATCAAAAGGTGAAGATGTCGATAAGGACTATGAGTATGCTAGAGGTAACTTGTATTCTTTAATTGATAAAGGACAAGAAGCAGTTAATGGTGCACTTGACCTTGCTATGTCATCTGATCATCCACGTGCTTATGAAGTTGCAGGACAACTAATTAAAAACGTAGGTGATGTTGCTGACAAATTAATGGCACTACAGAAAGACAAAAAGAATGTCAAAGAAGAGAGTGTCAAGACACAAGTAACAAACAATTCTTTGTTTGTTGGTAGCACTGCTGACCTACAAAAGATGCTCAAACAAGCAAGCAAGAAAAAGGATAAATAAGTTTATGGCATACAAAAGACACGACAAAGATAATAACGAAGTCAGTCCTCAACCAGGCAAGACTACGGTGAACCAATTCGCGGGTAATGAGGGTTGGAGCACAGTCACATATGAAAATTTTAATGCTGACTATCAAGCTCGTAACTCTGATAATAGTGCTAGAACACCTGGCACATTTCAAGCACGTGACAAAGATAACAATGCAAGAACTCCTGCAGCATATCAACGTCACGATAAAGACAACAATCCAGTAACAGGTTAATGGCAACACGCATACCTACAATGTATGGAAGATATTATGTTATCTCTTTTATATGGAGAGGTAGGCAAATGACTTTCACAGTATACAGAGCAAATCTTTCTAGAATGCAAAGACCACAGGCACAAAAACTGTGTGATAAAATGTATCCTGGTTGTAGAGTAATATCATTCCATGAGTCAGATCCAACTGACGGACCTGTAGTTCTCACAACAGAAGAAGCACCAAAAGGTGCAAAGTATGATAGAATGATAAAGCATATAAAGAAATCATATTCTAAGGATGGTAACTTGACAAAGGGTGAAGAAGGTATAGCATACGCTACAGCATGGAAGCATAAAAATAAAAAGAAGAACGAAGAATACGTTGACGAAGGTAAAAAGATAAAGAAGAAAGAGAAGTCAGTTCAACACGCAACTGATGTACCTACATTCCCACAAGATCAAGTAAGTGAAGCTAAGAAATGTGGTAAAGGAGAATACTTCTGTAATGATGAGCAGAAATGCAAACCAATACCAAAAGGTTATCATGTAATGAAAGATGGTATGCTCATGAAAGGTGATACTCATAAAGAGCAGATAACATCATACAATCAATTAGATAAGAAAAAAAATTGTGGTTGTGGTCAAGATCCATGTATCACATATGGTAAGAAAGATTTAACTAAAGAAGCATTAGATAGTAAGGACAAACCTAAAGTAAAGAAAGTGGTGGGCATGCTTAAGAAAGCAAGCAAAGCACATGCATCACAATCTAAAGCATTGCAACAAGCAATGGATGAAGAAGCGTGGCAGAGAAAGGAAGGTAAAAATAAATCAGGTGGTTTAAATGAGAAAGGGAGGAAGTCTTATGAGAGAGCAAATCCTGGTTCTGACTTAAAAGCACCAAGCAAGAAGAAAGGTAATAAGCGAAGAGCAAGTTTTTGTGCTAGAATGAAGGGTATGAAGAAAAAACTGACAAGTGCAAAGACTGCTAGGGATCCTGACAGTCGAATTAACAAATCACTTCGTGCTTGGAACTGCTAATTAAAGGAGACTAAATATGACTAGAGTTCAAGAAATGCAAGCAGAACTTAGAGTTCTAGAAGCATTCAATGACACAACTCGTGCAACTATTCTACGTTCTATGCTAGAATACGAAATCAAAGCAGAGGAGAAGTCTCATGTCAATGGTATCGGAGGATCTTATAGATCTTGATTGGATGGATTACGAAGGTGTGATAGGACAAGATCCCATTTCACATAAGTACGAAGTGCAATTAAATAGACGACTGCACTGGTTTGATACGAGAGAAGAAGCTGAGTATTATTTGAAACTTAATAAATGATTTGTGAAATTTATGATGATAAGTTTGATGCAAAATATTTGCACGAACTTTTTGATTTGGTACAGGGTAGGTTAAGATATAGAGCTTGTAATGTAGCTAACTCAAACACGTGGCCATACCATCAAGAAGGTAGTCACAGACTTTTTGGTTCGTCAATTTTTAGTAGGAACCATCCTAATTTTATAGACTATCTGGATAATCAGAATGCTCAAAACTTTTTTAAGATGTTTGAGTTTATATGTGAATTAAAAAATATTAGCACTAGAGATGTGTATCTACAAAGGATAGATGTCAACCTACAACACTCTGGTTGTAATGGTTCATTGCACGTAGATGCTAAGGATAAAGTTAGTTCAACTGTGATGGTTATGCCTAACCCAACATGGAAACAGGAGTGGGGTGGTAAGTTTCAAATATTTGCTGAGGATGGTGAGGAACTTTTAGAAGAGTATGACTATGTGCCAGGTAGAATAATTATCTTTCCATCTCATCTACCACACAGAGGATTAGGTCCTACGGAACCTCATCTCTATAGATACAGTATAGTATTCGGAGTAGTATTTTAATGTCAACCGATGCATATCTAGGTAATCCCAACCTTAAAAAAGTTGGAACCCAACTTGATTTTACTCAGCATCAGATACAGGAATACCTCAAATGTAAAGAGGATCCTGTTTATTTTGCTAGAAATTACATTAAGATTATATCTCTTGATGAAGGTATAGTCCCATTTAATATGTGGGATTTTCAAGAAGAACTTATAGAATCATTTCACGAGCATAGATTTAATATAGCAAAACTACCAAGACAGACTGGTAAGTCCACTACCTGTGTGTCATACCTTTTACACTATATACTTTTTAATGATAACGTTAACGTTGGTATTCTTGCTAACAAGTTATCTACTGCTAGAGATCTACTTGGTAGATTGCAACTAGCATACGAACAATTACCACTATGGATACAGCAAGGTATTGTCGTATATAACAAAGGAAGTATGGAGTTAGAGAATGGATCAAAGATTCTCGCTGCATCTACTTCAGCATCTGCTGTCCGAGGTATGTCGTTCAACATCATCTTCCTCGATGAGTTTGCGTTTATACCTAACCATATTGCAGAACAATTCTTTAGTTCCGTTTATCCTACTATTACTTCTGGTACATCCACAAAAGTCATCATTATTTCCACGCCAAATGGAATGAATCATTTCTATAAGTTATGGGTAGATGCACAGAAAGGTAGAAATGGATATGCTTGGAACGAAGTTCATTGGTCAAAAGTGCCAGGTAGAGATGCGAAGTGGAAAGAAACAACTATAGCAAATACATCTGAACGACAGTTCACTCAGGAGTTTGAGTGCGAGTTCCTAGGATCTGTCGACACTTTGATTACAGCATCTAAATTAAGAACTCTAGCTTATGACGATGTACTAACAACAAATGGATCTCTTGATGTATACGAACAACCAATATCTAATCACGATTATATTATATGTGTTGACGTATCTCGTGGTCTAGCACAGGATTACTCTGCCTTTGTGGTAATTGATATTACGCATGCACCTTGGAGACTAGTAGCAAAATATAGGGATAAAGATGTAAGACCTATGCTATTTCCAAATATAATTTTTAACGTGGCAACCAACTATAATAAGGCATACGTTTTGACTGAAGTAAATGACATAGGAGAAGCGGTGTCTGCTAGTTTGTTCTATGATTTAGAATATGAAAATGTATTAATGTGTGCTATGCGTGGTAGAGCAGGGCAAATAGTTGGACAGGGATTCTCAGGTAACAAAGTCCAGATGGGTGTAAAAATGAGTAAGACTGTCAAAGCACAAGGATGCTCTAACCTCAAGACACTGATAGAAGATGACAAGTTACTTGTTAAGGATTACAACATTGTATCAGAACTGACTACCTTCATACAAAACAAACAATCATTTGAAGCAGATGAAGGGTATAATGATGACCTTGTAATGTGTTTAGTTATTTTTGCATGGTTAGTACAGCAAGAATATTTTAAAGAGATGACCGATCAGGACATCAGAAGACGTATATATGAGGAGCAAAAGAATGCTATTGAACAAGACATGGCACCATTTGGTTTCATAGACGACGGATTGGAACAAGAACAGATAAAAGATGAGCAAGGTAATATATGGAGTATTGATATGAACGAAGAAAACCAAGAGAAATGGAAGTTAGATGAGTATGGTGACATGGCAAGTCTTTGGGAGTATCGCTAAAGAACGAGCTTTTTCTAAATAATATTAGACAAAAATTGTTATTACATCAGGAGTAAATACATGGCTAGCACGCTTCTATCGCCAGGAGTTGAGATTCAAGAGAGGGATCTGACTGTTGGGTCGATTGAGACGGTTGAAGTAAACGTAGGAGGAATAGCGGGTGCCTTTTCTAAAGGACCTGTTCTTAAACCAGTTCGTATTACATCAGAATCTCAACTAATTGAACAGTTCGGTGAACCAACCGATAGTAATGCATACGAGTGGTGGACTGCTGCAAGTTTCTTACAATACGGTGGAGTTCTTGATGTTGTTCGAGTATCTACAACTGGACAACTAACTGCATCCGACGACAACGTAACATCTCCTTATACACTTTCTATTCCAACAGTAGAAGTATATGAGTCAACTTATGCTAACGCTGCATCAAACCCATTTAAGTGGGCAGCAAGAAGTCCTGGCGTTTCTTCAAATGCTATTAAAGTTTCAATTATTGATAAAGGTGCTGATGTAACTCTCTCACTTGACGGTGCATTATCTGTAACAACTATAGGCACACAAGTTCAAACTGCATCTGGATCTCCTAATGGTGCAAAATCTGGATTCATCTACGAATGGGATTCAGTCAACAATAAAGTCTCTCTAATTACTTCTGATACATGGATTGGTGGTTCTGGTGGTGATGTCATTGAAAATGGTGTTACCGACCTTAACGTAACTGAAGGTGGTGTATCAGAATGGTATGACAGTCAAATTGCATTTAGTGGTGTAAGTTGGGCATCAATTGCTCCTAGACCTGGCACTTCTCCTTACGTTGCAGAACGTGGTGGTGCTAATGATGAAATGCATATCGTTGTATATGATTCAACAGGAGTTATCACTGGTAAACCAAATACATTATTAGAGAAGTTTACATATGTGTCAAAAGCAAATGATGGTAAGACTGCATCTGGTGCTGTAAACTACTATCCTACAGTTGTTCTTAATAAATCTCAGTATGTATATTGGGGTTCTCATGAGAACGATGCATATGATGTAAGTGGAAATGCTGCAATTACTTCTCTTGCTAACTTCGGTGGCACAAGTAATGCAGGAAATCCAAGCACAACTACATTTGATTTATTCTCATCTGATTCAGCTAACAGAAGTTATACTTTTGTAAAGGGTGCTGAAACATTAGTAGCAACCTCTGGACAAATTCAAACAGGTTTAGAAGAGTTTAGGGATACTGAAACTGTAGACATTGATTACCTACTTATGGGAGGAGGAGATGCAGGAAGCAAAACAAATTCTCAAGCAATTGCTGCTACAGTTTTATCAATCGCTTCTTCTAGAAAAGACACTGTTGGTTTCATCTCCCCTTACTATGGAGATGTCGTTGGAGTTACATCTTCAGCAACACAAACTCAAAATGTAGTAGATTTCTATAAGAACTTACAAGCAACATCATTCGGTGTGTTTGATAGTGGTTGGAAATACATCTAC